CCCTGCGGCTTATGATATAATGGGCATACCAAAACCCCAAAGAAAACCCATACCAAAACCCCAAAGAAAACCCGGTGGGCTTCTTAATGTGTCTGAAGAACTACCGGACAATATAGTTTCTCAGCTTAGCTCATATATAAATAGTAATTTTCCAGCATCTCAGTATCCGGGTGCGCGAGCAGCTATGTTGGGAACTATAGTTTCAGAGGCTGGCGAAGATATGAGGTTCGATCAGGAACAGCTGAGTGGTGGTCCCGGATACGGTTTGTTCCAAATGGAAAGACCCCACTACAGAAGGTACGTGACCACGCCCAAAGGAGTAGAAAAAATATATTCAAGACTTAATCCTACTGAAGCAGAGAAGGCAAGGGGCTTTAAGCCATACTTAGACACAGTTGGAGCAAGGTACAATAAGTTTTTAGAAAATAGCAAACTACAAGATTCTGCAGAAAATCAAATTAGATTTATGTCTGACAAGATCAAAAAAAATAAACTAGTCATGGAAGCCTTCAAATCATCCGATCCCTTTAAGGCAATAGACGCTTTCACTGCTCAGATAATTAAACCCAAAGCTTATCTAATCAGATCAACAAGACAGGATGTGCTTAAACGTAGGCGTAGAGCGGCTAGAAGATTTTAGATGGAAGGCGGCATAGACATACGCCTTGTTGTCACAATTGCCGGTATCTTGTTCAGCGTAGCAGGAGCCAGTGCTGTGGCTAAGATGCAGATCAAACAGCTTGTAGAAAAGCTACAAGACATGGAACAACGGATGCGTAAAATGGACAGTCGTGAAGACAGGCTGGCTACGTTAACTGAGACACAGCAGCAGAGGATAGATATCTTGGCAAAGATGGCAAGTCCTGAGAACCTACGAAGAGATCAGATGCAGCTAGCAGAGCTTTTGACTAATGTCAAACAGTTAGAAAAATCTTGTGACCGACTTTATTCCATGCACAATGGCAAACATCCACCTGTGTCAGACACCAGAAAGGCAGACTGATGGGTATACCCTTTGAATTAATCACAATGCTAGGCTCAGGCTTGCTCAGTGGCGTGCTAACACTGTTCAGTCAAGGCCAGAAGGCCAAGCAGGATGCATTCAGCAGGGCCATAGAGGGCTTGTCTGCACAGTCGAAGGCCACAGACTTGGCCCGCAGGTACGAGAACAAGGGCTTCCAAGTTACGCGCAGGGTAATTGCTTTGTCTGCCGTAGGTGCTATCATAGTGTGGCCCAAGGTGATAGCAGTGTTCTGGCCTGAGATACCTGTTACAATAGGCTACACAGAATGGAACCCTGGTTTCTTGTTCTTCACAGAAGGCAAGGAACTTATAAAATGGCAGTCACTTAAAGGCTTGGTAATCACACCACTAGACACACATTTGCTCAGTGCAATTGTCGGTCTGTACTTTGGTGCTTCAATGGTGAAGAATGCAAAATAATCCCACAGATAACTTCTGCGTAGACTGTACATGCAACAGGGAGTGCCACTGTGCGGAAGCAACGCTAACATCTGAACATGTGTCAGAACCTTGTCCTCAATGTGACTGCGGGGATTGTCAGTGTAAGAATATGTACAAGAGGACTACTGAATTTGCAACGAGTGGGTGGGCAAAACCAACAATACAGATGGAGTAGCTATGACAGTAACATTTAAATTTATGCTGATAATTTTGTTATGGAACAACGACGGATCGTTCGATAACAATGTTGCAGAAGTAAGCGAATGCCCTAGTATAGAAACTGTCAGATCAGTTATGGAAGAGCGGCGGAAAGTAGGACAGTTTAAAAGCTGGGCAGCGTTTTGTGAACACGTTGAATTTGGTCACGACACTGCTATTTAAACGCAGGACCATACGCCCATCCTGTTAGGCTATAGCGTACACCTTTGGTCACTGGTGTTACCCTGTGGTAGTAGTAGCTGGGAAAGACAACGATCCTACCGGCAGTCTTCATGGCCTCTTCCTTAATCACTCTCTTCCTGTACGGAGCACTGGGAGAACCCCAGCTGAACTGGAAGTCCCCCCCTTCGTAGTCGTCGTTGAGCACAACGTTGAACGTTAGCTTTCTAGCTTGTTCCTTGTGGTCATAGTCCATGTGCCAAGAGTACTTCTCCCCCACTGTGTACTTGCTAAGCTGGAGCGGTTGTACACCCTGGATATCAAAGTTCCAACCTTGCTGCAAGTTTGCGGCCAAGACACTGTACAAGACAGTCTGCATGAAATTAGGATCGTCTATGCCAAACATAGAGTTGTTCCTAATTTGTTCTATCTTCTTGCCGTGATTGACCAAGGCTTCTTGTTCAGTCAAGTTATCTGCTAGTTTAATTATAGCTTGACAGAACTCTGGGGTAAAGTCATCCGTGCCTGTCTCCTCGCCAGACCTAAATACACTACCGTACATCTTTAAACCCCACAGCTTCCACCATGACCCGTGATGTCACAGATGTCATGTGTCTCTAGTCCTTCCTCAAACTCCTCACCCAGCTTGTCTACAGCCTCACTATAAGGCACACTGCTAAGAGGTTGTCCTCCTCTGCATCCGTCAGGGTACACGGTGAAACCTCGCAGCCTGTGGGCATAACTAGCAAGAGTATTAGCAAAGTCCTCAACAGTGTCTTCATTGTTAAGCTTGCTTCCCCACTCTGGTAGATTGATCGTGCTGCTGATAGACATATCCACGTAGTCTTGTACATCAGCTTGGAACTTCATCCTGCGTTTATAATCACTAGCTAAGTCTAAGGCAGATTCAATGTTCTCTGGATTGGTACCATAGAGGTCAATGATCTCCTGCGCCGCACTGTCTACCACGTACTGGTAGTGCCACTTGCTACCGCCTTTAAGGTACCTACGCTTGTACGACACAGCGAAGATAGGCTCAACACCAGTAGAAGTACCAGCAAGGATACCAATGCTGCCAGTAGGAGCGATAGCCCGGTTAGCAACAGGGCGAGTGATGCCGAAATGATCAGCAGTTTCTCTACTGACCTTATCACTGACACCTTTGTACACTGAGAGCCACTGGTGCAGCTCATCGCTGACTTCATACTTCTGACCCTTCTTGATAAGCCATTCGTGCATACCCATCAGACCTAGACCAAGCCTACGGTTCTTCTCTCGCGTCTCATACACCTTATCATAAGGCAGCTTAGCTTTCATCGTACCACAGATCAGGAACTTGGTGGCTAGCTCTACCACCTCAGAGAACTCCTTAAGGCTAGTGATGCGTCCCATGTTGATAGAACCAAGGTTGCACACGTCGCTATCGTCAGCGCTGGTCACTTCGGTGCAAGCGTTTCGGAGTGTCTCATCCTCTTTATCAAAGAAGTTAAAGCTAAAACCAGGCTCTGCTGTTTTCAATGCCTGTTTGACATTGGTCATAAACGTATGTCCTACTTCCCCTGTCTTCCAGTAATTGAGCAACCACTCAGTGTCATAATTGACACTAACGTTGGTCATATCTAGGGGAGCATTGTAGTTAAAGTCCTGCTCTTTAATCTGACCTATGTTGAAACCTGTCTGACCAACGTCCATGTCGTACCAGTTCTTACTCGACAAGAACGCACCAATGTCACGGTGTTTCCAGTTCAAGCTGGCGTAGATAGCAGAACGCCTAGAACCACCCTGCATAACCCTGCGGCCAATTTCGTTGATCATCTGCATCTTAGGGATAGGACCACTGGACAATCCCCCTGTTTTACTAAGACCAGAACCTTCGGGACGGTAGATAGAATAATCAATACCTATGCCACCACCCGTCATCAGACAAGACTCGGACTTCCAACTAAGGTTAGCCCAATCTTCACGACTGTCCTCTTCTGCTTTCAACAGGTAGCAGTTGTTGAAGAACTTGTTGGGACGACCAGCGTAATACAGATAACGACCACCGGGGATAAACTTAAGTTCTCGTACCATCTCTGTAAGAGTATCTACTTCTTCCTTTGTGAGCAAGTCACCGCATACATCGTCTACCAAAGTCTTAGCTAAGTCATGCCAAGTCATGCACCCTTCATGGGCATACTTGTGCTTGAATATATCCTCGCTAAACTTGGAGCGGAACATTGGGTTCTCGTTGGATTTAAAAGTCATTGCAGTCTACCGGCCTTAAGTTAAATTTATGAATGTTCTCAGCTAACTCTTCTCTCAATAAGTCTAACAGCTTCAGCGAGTCTATGTCCAGTAAATCTACAATCTCTTCACAGCTGTACGCTTGACTAATATCCAGAAGCTGCTCCTCAGAAAGCGTGTTCACTTTGTGCCTCCTGTTTAACTTTCTCCTTGCCAACAAGGAACACCGGGCGACCTGAGCGGAACTTAGTCTCCAGTTCGTCTCCCCAACATGTCTGCTTATGAGAACAGTATGAGCAATTGATACCAAGCTTGGCACGACCAGACTGCTTGTCTAGTACCGTATCAAAATGTTTCTTAGGCGGCTCTGGCAGGGCAACATCGTGCTTGATGCTGGCAATCTTGGCACTGGTATCCTCAATTTCGTGATGCGTATAGGTTGCTAGCTCTCCGCCAGACTTGTCAAAGGCCAAGAACGTACCGCTCTTCTTGCCGAAGGCGTTGGCATAGCCGCTGATCTGGCTGATATAACCAAAGGCATCGTCATCAGGCAGCGTACCATTCTTGAACTTCTTCATGCTGAATGCACTGGCAGACTTAACATCTACAAGCTCGCCATCTATGAAACAATCGATGTGTCCCTTGATGTCGTCTATCTCAATCTCAGCTTGCATCTCAGTCACAGAATGCCCAGCTTCCTTAGCCAAGTAGATCAACAGTGCTTCAACAATGTCACCTACAATGAACTTGAGCTTGGTCTGTGGCGTAAAGCTCTCAGCTTGGTCATCGCCGTTGATGTCGTACCACAATGCCCTGCTGCATGGCTTGCCAATGTTAGACATACGCAGCTTGGGGTTAGGCGCGGCTTGGCTGACCCATAACTGTTTACGCATGGAGTCCATCACAGTGGCACCTAGCTCAAACAGTAGCCCTTGGTCTGGCTTCTTCTTACCGTTAGACACCAAGTCGTAGATGTCGTCTACCAGTGTATCAATCGTCTTTGTCATATTCCACCTTCACTATGTTTTTATGATAAGAGCGTTTTCCGTTTTTGACACCACTCAAGTTTGCGTGATTGTAACCATGACGCTCAGCAAACTCTCTTACAGACATATTCTCAATCCTATGCTCAACACCGTTGTCGTAAGTTATGGTAAACGGGCCTATGTATTTATGATGGCTAATACCACTTGTGCATTTGTAGCTCTCAACTGGCCTGAAGAACCTCTTACCACCAATGTTCTTATTGTAATAATCATCACTCCCAAGAACATCCAGATCAACCTGTACCTTCATCTCATTGTAGTACAGGTCACGTTTGTTTTTACATAGTAAAAGTATAACAAAACTGAAAGCTCTCTTTCCAAACTTCTTTATGTCCGGTTCAAGATATTTAGAACTTGAACAGTAGTATTTCCAATTACTCTCCGTTGTTCTCTTTGTCTTCTTATATCTATACAGGTGCTTGCAACCTATATAACTCTTGCCGGACTCTTTGTGGGTAATCTGGTAGACAAATCCAAAATGATCTCCCGGATTGAATCTGCCTACCAGACTAGTGCCCCAGTGCCCGTACTTGGGCGCTCCCACTTAGAACGGAACGTCGTCGTTAAGATCGTCCACTGCTCCAGCCTTTGGTTTATCATCAAAGCCCTTGTCCTTGTTCTCTGGGACAAACTCCACCGGGTCAGTAATCTTCACAGCGTTCATAAAGGTGGTAATACCAGTACCAAAGCTGTTGTTATAGGGGCGCTGGCTGACCTTTACCACAGCCTTACTGCCGCTGCTGAGCATGGTAGGACCGCCATAGTCGTTGCCCTCTGCGTCGAACAGCTGGGGCTTATAGTTACTCTTAAGCTGGACATAAGCCATGCCGTCCATCTTACCGTCGTCCTGCTTAACAGTAAGGCCAATGTTCTTGGCGTTCTTAACCTGGTCACCTTCAAGACCAAGCGCCACACTGTAGCGGTCGAACTTGTCCATCTTGTCGAAGATGAAAGGGAAAAACATTGTGCCTTCAAGGTATGTAAATGAGTTAGCCATTAGTGTATCTCGCTCCAGTTGTTTCCAGTTTGAACATCGCAGTCTAGTTCACAGCTTAAATTGTACGCTTTGTTAACTTGACGTATAGATAGTATAACACAGTCCTTAGCTGAATCAACATCTTTATCTGATGTTTCTAAAACTAATTCGTCATGCACCATTGCTACGATCTTGGCATCTAATTTTCTCCTTCTCAGGTGGTAGTCTACGTACATGAACCACTTCTTCATCAGCACCGCAGAGCTACCTTGGATCAATGTGTTCAGTGATGCATGGGCTGAGCGTACTCTAAGAACCCTGCCGTCCAGTGCCAGTAGCTTACCTTGGCTCTGGCCCTTACGCATCACCGCTTCAGACAACCGCTTATACGCTGGCATATTCGCCATAAACCTTTGACGAAGTTCCGCCCCGTCCTTGGCCGATCCGTTAACGACACTCCCGATCTTTGCGTCTCCCGCTCCATAGAGAAGCGCGTAGATGAACGTCTTAGCTTGCGCTCTATTTTCCAGACCAGCCATCTGTTGATTAGCTGTGTGTACGTCACCTTCCAGTACCTCCTGTGTAAATTTAGGGTCGTTCATATAGTGAGCCAAGACACGTAGCTCAAGACCCGCAGCGTCGGTGTCTAGCAGCACCTTGCCTTGTCCAGCTTCCCACAGTGACCTGCACTCTGTACCGTACTCTGAGCGCACCGCAGGAACCTGTTGCAAGTTAGGACTTACGCAGCTCATGCGGTTTGTCACAGCACCTAACGTCCGATACCTACAATGTACCCTACCCTGTTCAGAACAAGCCTTGATCCACGCCTTGATCAATGCGGAACGCTTCTGAAGCAGAAAGTATCTAGCTAATGTCTGCGCCACTGGTAGCTTGCAGACTTTCAATGTCTTCTCGTCTACCTTTGGCTTGCCACTGGGCGTTCTAGCAGTAGGTTTCCACCCTAGTTCTATCAGCCTGTTTGCTATCTGTTGCCTACTGGCAGGATTAAACTCTGTCACCTTATCCTTCAGGCGCTTTCCCGTCTTCAAAGAATGACGTTCTTCTACGATAGGTGGGAACATCTCTATGCAACGTGTACTGATACTGTCTTGCTCAATCTGTATACCGTTGTACAGCTCTATGGCCTTAGCTAGGTTAAGCTTGAAACCATTTTTGCTAACACGATCTGCCACTATACGCATACGGTGTTCGTCTCTTACAGATTGCTCACTAAAATCTACCATCTGATCAGACAGAACGCGGTGTACCTTACTGCATACCACAACGTCCTGCTTGCAGTACTCCAGCATCTTGGGAGTGTACCGGCTGAAGTCATCTTCAAAGTCTTGCTTAGGTTCTCCAAGGCGTATGCCCCAAGACTTCAGGCTGTGTCCCTTTTCGCGATCAGGTTTGTCCAACATGGAGAGAACAAGGGTGTCCACCATCTGATCAAACTTCAGGTGTATGCCCCAAAGCTTAGCCAACACCGGATAGTCAAAGCCTAGGCCATTATGTGCAACCACGGTAGCGTCTTCTAGGTAGCTAGACAAGCCTACGGGGCTGGTCCAGACGCGCATATCCTTGTCTTCCAAAGTGACCACACAGTGGATCATTGTGGCGTCTATGGCGTCCGTTTCTATGTCCAAGATTACTACCCGCACAGGTGTTTCCAACTGATAGGGAAATCTATTTTGCACCGCTCCGATATCTGGTCTGCAACGTGACGTGTTTCTGCCTGTGCATCGTCCGCCTGTCTCAGCTTACAGACACGGCTGAATGCGTACAAGCTCCCGGTCCAATACCATTCGGTATAGGCACTCTGGGGGAGAACCATGCGTGCTTGCTCTGGTGCCACGCCAAGTTCCAGCAGATGCTGGTAAGTCCACAGGCATTTTTTTAGCAGCACTTGATAGGGATCGTTCATCAGGTTGTGTTTGTTAATATCTATGATCTTGTCAGAGGAACCTTGCTTCTTATCTTCCGGTGATCCACGCCATTCTTCAGGAATATAAAAATCAGGATCATCTGATACATACCTGCGGCTCACTTCGTTCCAAACCAAGCCTACTTGGTGCTTGGCTAGCTGGCGAGCTACAAAAATAGGTGCCCTGATATGGAATTGCAAACTGGTATGGGCAAAGGGGGACCAGTGGTTGTGATCTGCCAAATATTTTATCAGCTTCTCATCGCCTGTTTCCATCTTAAGGTGGACTTTGCTGAAACTTACCCGCGCAGCATTGACCACACTCAGGTCATCACCCATGCGATCTATAAGAGCTACTTGTATCATCCTTGCCCTCTGTTCTTACTTTTCTGTCCTGCAAATGCTGATCGTTTGCCAGTTGTTTTACGATAGTTAAGAGGCCTGGTTCTGCCCCGTCTGCGTACCTTGGTCTTAGGAGTGTAGGTAATATTTTGCGCGGCCACTAGAAGCTCTCCTTGAATGTTGTTAAACGTCCTGTTGATTTGTCATACAGCAGCTTGTCACATGCCCCTGTGTCACCAGTGTAGCGACACTTCAGTACGCGCAGGGTAGTGGTGTTGCACTCTATCGGATCGTCACTCTGCGTGTCTCTCTCCATGCTCACCACGGTATCGCTGATCTGTGCAATACCATGTGATCCTCTAAGGTGTCCAAGGTTGACCTCCATGCCCTCTTCATGGCTACGATCTGAGCTTGCCCTACGCAGATGAGTGACCAAGTGTATCGCACAACCTGTTTCCTCAGTCAACTGGCGGAGCAAGGTCATGGTACGGTCTATGGCCTTCCGTTCGTCATTGATATCCAGACCACTGACCAAGATGCTCAGGTGATCGATGAAAATAATCTTACAGTCCAGACCAACCACCATGTACCGGACACGGTTGATCAGGTCTTCCATCTCTAGGCTGCCAAAATGGTCGTAGATAAAGACCCTGCCGGTGCCTAAAGTAGTGTCGAAGTATTCCTTGATCTGTTCTTTTGAATACTTCTCGAATACTTCGTTAAGGTGCAGTCTATCACTTGCTTCAACCGCCAAGATGCCTCGCCGGGTACGGTCAACGGACTCCTCCAAGGCTATGATACCTATGCTAACGTCCGTTTCTTTAAGGTAATGGTGCTGAAGCTCCCTGAGCAGACTTGACTTTCCTACGCCTGTACCTGCTGCCCATGTGACGATCTCCCTAGACCTAACACCCAGTGTCTTCTGCTGTAGACCGGGGAATGGGAAATCTATAGAGCGCAGGTTCTGTTCGGACCACAGACCATCGAAGTCTGATGCGGCATTCTTGATACCACTGGGCGTATAACAACTGGCATTCTTCAAATGGCCTAGGAACTCTTGCTCCATGCTGCGAGAGCTATACGTGCAAGCGTCCTTATGCTCTAGCTCAACGATGAACGCCTTGCCGGGTTTGAGCAGCTTGGCGCATCTCTCTGCCTGTTCCTGCGCCTGTGGTTCAGCATCGAAGCAGATGAAAACACGCTCGAAGGTTTCCAGCAGCTCAAGGTTGTTCTTGAAGTCTCGTTCAGCACTTGCTTGTCCGCTCTTCAAGCTCAGGGCGTGTACTATGCTGTTGGATCGTTTGCTGATCTCCGTTGCAGTAGGCTGGATAGAGTTAGCCATCTGGAACGCAGCCAAGGCGTCTGCCTCGCCTTCTGTGACGATAAGTGTGCTGGAACTAGTCCCCAGCGCTTTGCTCAGTGTGTGCGTCCCAAACAGCGTACAATTTTTAAAGTCCCCACTAGTTGAAAATATCTTGCCAGATCGCCTGGTCTTCTCCGCTGCTCTCATACCGTCCGGGCTGTGGTATGGGAACATCACTGACACATCGCTGATAGATGCTTCGTAGAAATCAGACACCGCCTTGCTGATCCTGCGATCAGACCAAGGGGTATCAGGTTGTGGCTTGCGGTAGTTATCTAGGTGTTCGATCTCTGTGACCTCCCTGAGTGTCTCTTCACAGCTAAAGCAGTAGGTATGTCCATCGTCGTAGAGGCTAAGGGCATCACTACTGCCGCAGCTTGTACACGGCTGGTGCGTCTTGATCGCAGTGGATTCAGTCTGATCCATCAGTGCTGTGTCTCCTTGTCTTCGTCCAGTTCAACGCCAAAATCAACTGGCTGCTCTAGGTACATGTTCAGTTCTTCAAGAGCCATTATCATAAAATATGAAAAACTCCTCTGGTTGACGCGGCTCATCTCGTAGAAAAACTGCGTGACGCGGGGGGACAAACCCTCTTTGTATAGCTGGTCAAAATAATCTTTCTCAATCTTACTGTCCATCGTTAACCCTTCCTCAGATAGTATATAAATAAAAACAAGCACATTGCCACAGCTGTGATTTTTAGAACATCAACCGTAGTCAGGACGTCTAGTATCAGCACCTGACATCTCCCCTGCTAATGCAGCGTACCCACACATATCGACAAAACTATCGTCCGTGTAGCTTTGCATCACTCGCGCAATTTTAACTAGCATCATCATCACAGCCACGTCAGTGGGTTTAATTTTACTATCGTGATCCAGATAGTTATTCCAAAAATCAGCAATACGCATATGGTTTAGGTACGCATCGCCATAGTCCTTAGCACGGTCGCCGTTGATCAGCTGACCGGCCGTGACCAAGATTTCATCACGTTTCATCTATGCACCCCCAGAGGCAGCTTTGGCAGCATCCGCCCTTTCTTTTCTCACCGTGGCATCTTGCGCCCGCAGGGCATCAGCCTCTATTTTCTGCCGGGCAGTTCCATACTTGCCCAGACGTTCGGCGACTACGGCAGGAAGCAGACCCTGCTTTGCACATGCCTTGGCATCCTGCCATGAGCCGTACATAGACACCTGCCCATTGCCAGTGTTGAAGGTACCATCCGGGTTGTAGCCGCAATCTTGGCTACTGGTGGCGACTGCTGCTGTGGCCGTTAAGCCAACAGCTGCGATGGCAGAGATAATATATTTCTTCATATGCTTAGACCTCTTCAGTTGTGTTAATTTCTCTCTTCTTAATCTCTTCCAAGACCCTAGAGAGCCGGGCGTTTGCCTCAGTCAGCTTGGAATAGTCAGACAGCCACATGTCGCCGTCGCATTCGTACATGGTACGCACAGGACCGTCGATCAGTGGTGCAAGTCGTTTAATAAAATCTTCAGCGGTTAAGCTTTCGTCGTAGCCCCAAGGGTACATCATCATTTATCACCTTTCAATTTCTGTTCTATGATTATGGCACGTCCTATAAAAATAGCAAGCAATTGTGCAAACAAATTCATCACCCTGCGTTAAACGATGCACAAATTACAGCACCGGGGTATATATCACTGTCTGGCTCACCTACGACCTCGCCTAAATACATTACCTTTACAAGTCCGGGCCGTGATACCCAACTATCAAAGTCACTAAAACTGGAACTCCCCGGCAGAAAATCAGGATGTATCTTCTGCGCTTCTTCTGCACTATCAGCAACCACCACGGCACTGTCGAAGGTGTCGTATCCTGTGTTGATTTTTTGATATATTTTAAATAGTTTCATTCGTCCTCTTTCAACAATGTCTCAATTGGGTCTGTCTGGCCTAGGGTGCGCCGCACCACATGCCCGCACTCGCCGCAGAGATCATTCTCCAGCGGCTGAGTGGGAGACAATGGCGCGTCACAGATCGCGCAGCGCATTTACGAAACCAGGCGATACTGCGCGTAATTGCGACCAGTACCGTCCGTCTGTATCATTGTTTCAATGTTGTGACCCTCTTTCCGCAGGTCATTGATCCGGCTTGCCAATCGGTAGCACCCGTATAGGCCCAGAGCTTTCAGTGGGCTGAGTGAACGACCTGTTTCGAGATGCTGCAAGATGTTCTTTTTCTGTGTCATGTTGTTTCCTTTGGGTTCCAAGACTTACGATTGGCTGCTGTTTCTGCGCTGTAATCCGGCGGCTTCGATCCTACGACCACGCCGAATTGTTCAAGCGCTTTTATAAGAGCCGCATGGTCGAAAATTAGGTTCGCAATGCTTTTTTTGTCCAGCTCTGACAGACTTATTTCAGACATCGCAAAAGAATATGCGTCGTCGCGATCCTTGGCACTAGTGTTAATCGTCATCGTGTACATCTGAGATCTCCTCCATGACCGCCTTGCCACCGACAAAACAGGCAATTTGATGTGTGTCGGCAGCAATCTTGGCAATGTCATCTGCCGTCAGGCTGACATACGTGGTCGATAGACCCAGCAAACTGGTATTGATTTTATCCATTTTCATCCTCTCATTTGGTACAATATTGTCTCGTATTGTAGGATACTCTTTTAAAGGGTTCTCAGTAGAGTACTCTATAGAGTATATAGGGAGTCAATTTTGAATTACAAGGGGTCAGACAAAATAAATATTTTATTCGTTAAGTCCGCCCAGAAACTAGCGGAGAGGAGCCGCTCGCGCAGCTCCTCATCATCGTAGTCTTCGACGCAACTGCCGCAAACCCAATTGTCGCCGATCACTTCGTGCGGCTCATTGCGAACGTCGAAAACGCGACCGCAACAATCGCACGCCGTATTGTCGCCATAGTTTGGATCAAGGTTCATTCTCCGTACCTTTCTATTTGTCTTTCGTTGCTGTCTATCAATTCTGTCTTTTGTCTTATGTCCGCCATGTGCTCTAGGTCACACTGTGGGCAGTAATGGTGGTCGGTCCAATTGATCCGATAGATAAACTCAATGGGACCATTGTGGCAACGGGTGCATTTCATGACCATTGCCCTGCCATTGCGTCTGCGATGCCTTGGTATGTCTGGCTGCGTAATTTCCAGCGGTCGGGGCTTGGTGGCATTTTCCATATGCGCTGCTCGCGTCCCTCTACAATGTCCGTAGGGGTCAGCAGGGGAAGGCCTTTAAGCCACAGACATGTGCGCTTCGTCTCGCCATGCCCATATTGCCATGGCTGGATTGTCTGGTCCGGTTTGCGGATATGGCTGGATATGATGCTAACAGGGTTCTCAATTGCGATCTTGTCTATAGGCGCATCCATCAACAGGCGGACAAAATCCAATGCCGCTTGCTGTCTACCGTCTGCGCGTTTCTCTGCGAACCATCTAGCACCGGATACGGCTAAGTGAGTACAGGGAGGGAAGGCTACCATCATGTCCCATTCGTCATTTAATATGTCCGTAACGTCACCTTGGTAGTGTTTGCCGGGCGCGTCAGTGGGAAGCATGTCGCAGCTTGTCGCGTCATGTCCCATATTGGCGAACGCGTCCCTAACGCGCCCGCTGTATTCACATGCTATTAAAATCTTCATATTATTTATCCTCATATGCTTTGTCTATTTCTTGCAATTCCCGCAAAAAAAGATAGCGGTCGCACATTGCCAAAAATTCTTCGTTAGTACTTTCCCCTGCCATGTCGATCCGAAGTGCTAATATTTTCCGCTCTATTTCTTTGGGCGTCATGTCTCAATCCTCGTAGGTTATAACATCGCACAAGGTGACTATGGGCCACCTTGTACAAGGTTGCAACCCTAGTGCTTGGGATAGCTAACTAGCGGTACAGTGTGGGACCAACAAGCACGACAGTCGCCGCAATTGTTGCCCTGTGTACGTGCGGGACAAGCGTAGCCCTTGGCGGCTTGTCCCTTGGTGTACACTTGCGAGCCATTTATCCCCTTGGGCTGGTCCCCATCCAGC